GATAGATTGCCTTGGCTTGTTGAGCAGGGATTGCGTGGTAGGTTTGAAGCGCAGATGGATAAGCTGAATGAGGCGATAGATAGTCAGCACGATGTCGAACATCAGGTATCAGTGACATTGCGGGGATTGGCTGCGCTTGAGCAGGCCGCCATAGCTGCCGGGCATGAGCCGTTGAGCGGTGACTATTGGGAAGCTCAAATGGATGATGGCAAGGTTCTGGCGATCACCCGCAATGGCTATGAGGCTGGTAAGGTGGCGAAAGAGCATAGAGAGATGGTGGTTTATAGTGTTGATGAGATCGCGGCTATCGTGTCAGGCTGGCGCAAGGACAAGGCCGGGCAGGTGGCTGACATAGCCAAGGCGATGTGGCCGGGTGCCGCTGTTGAGAAGGTAAGGACAAGAACTGAAGTGGAGTTGAATGATGAAATCCCTTTCTAGAAAATGGTCGGTGATGCCAGCTAGAGCAACCGGCGACAAAGAGTTGAAAGAACGCGAACTGCGTGTGCTTATGGCGCTGTGCATCCACACCAACGCGGCTGGTGTGTGCTGGCCGTCAATGGACGCTATGTGCGCCGTGACAGGCTTTGCAACGCGCCAGAGTATTCACGATGCCATAAAGGTATTGAAGCGCAAGCGGTACGTCAGGCAGTTACAGCCGAAAGACTATCAAGAGACAGCGACAGGCTGGAAGAGCAATAGGTATCAGGTGCTGTGGGATGGTGACGAAGCGTTGCCAACCTATGAGCAGGTAGACAGTGCCAAGCCATTGCAGTTGCGAAGGGATGATGAGATGGGGGACATAAAAGAAACAGGGGGTCTGGGGGATCGAGACATATACTCTCACACACCCGATGACCCGGTCGCTGAGGCCATCACCCACACTTACATCAGCGCCGTGCAGCAGGCGACAGGTCAGGTCAGGATGTATGACAACGAGATAGCACACGCACGGCGGCTGGCTGCTGCTGGGTTTACTGCGGCTGATGTGCGGGCGGCAACGCTGAACACCTGCGATGCTGCGCTTGAACGCAGGGCAGGGGTGCCATCGCTCTACGATGTAGCGCAGGTGATGTCGTGATGTACAGCGCAACAGACGTTGGTTTGTCGGTGTACAGCGAGGCCAGCGATGACCCTGCCACACAGGAAAAGCGACCCCTTGCCCCCCGCCCCTCGTCACTATCGTATGGGGGTGTCACACAAAATTTTCGTCCAAAAGCGTCACAGCGTCATAGCGTCATAACGTCAAAACCCTGCCGCGACTGCGACAACGGCTTCATCCGCGAGCCGGACGGCTATGGTTGCGTCCAGTGGACATCGTGTTATTCTTGTGGTGGAACAGGAGGGGCCGATGATATATGAGGGCGATGGATCGTTTGAACGTAAGCTGGCGAACAGCCAATGCCCTCGCTGTCGCAGCTTGATTGAGTTACGGCGCGATGACAAGCATAAGCGCGAATACAAATGCACCGCTTGCAACTTAAAAATTATTGACGTTAAAGGGGATACCGAAGGATGAACAGATACGAGTTATTAGACGCCGCTAAGGAAACTGTCGCTGATCGTGGCGAGGATTATGGTAGCATTTGGGAGAACCACGAGCGCATTGCTATTATTTGGACGGCGCTTATTGGCATACAGATTGAGCCGGAGCATGTGGCTATGATGATGGCGGGCGTGAAGTTGGCTAGGTTAGCGGCCACGCCCGATCATCAGGATAGCTGGGTGGATCTAGCCGGTTATGCTGCAACAGGATCGGAGTGTCTGCATGTCAGAAAAAACAACGCCAACGATTAGGCAGCAGCGGGCTGCGCTGGCTTCCTCCGATGAGGCGAGGCGCGAGGCGGTGGTGCAAGAGTTAGAGGCGATTGGTGCCGGTGAGGCGACTGACGTTATCCAGTGGGATGATATGGGCAGGGTCACGCTGACGCCCAGCGATCAGTTGTCGGAGCGAGCCAAGCGGGCGATCAAGAAGGTCAAGGTCACGCCCAATCAGTTTGGCAATCAGATCGAGGTTGAGATGCACGATAAATTGTCGGCGTTGCGTCTATTGGCGAAGCATCGCGGGTTATTAGAGCCAAATGCGAATGATCAGAAGCCTAGCATGATTGGCATTAACATTACTGGTCCAACGGCAAAGATTGTCGAGATTGAGGGTGACGATGGGTAAGGTCATCGACATGAAAGATTATATTAGCGTTAAGTTTTTTAAGCGCGATGTTTTATGTGGGTTTTGTAACCATCTGACTAGGGGCAGGGTGTATGATAGCGGTGAGGCTATTGTTTGCACGGTGTGCGGCGGGCCTATGCTTGAGTTGGAAAGCGAACAATTTAACGATAATTTAACTATTATTTTTGACCCAGAGGATTATGATGGCGCGAGCTAGAGCAGCAACAGACAGGTCGCCACGGCGTAGGAAAGAACCTACCACTGAGGCTTTGGCTGGTTTGAATTTAGATTTTTCTGAAAGTCCAACGGTATGGGATTTTTTACAAGACGACAGCTTCGTGCGTGGGTTGATGGGGCCGGTGGGTTCTGGCAAGACATTCGGTTCGTTAGCGGAAGTGATGTTGAGGGCGGTGAAGCAGGAGCCATCACCGATAGATGGGATCAGATATACCAGATTTGCAGTAATCCGAAACAGCTACCCGGAATTGCGCACGACAACGATTAAGACGTGGCAGGAGTTATTCCCTGAGAATGTTTGGGGGCCGATGCGCTGGTCGCCGCCGATCACCCATCACATCAAGCTGCCGCCGCGTGATGGCGCGGCTGGGCTTGATTGTGAGGTGATCTTCTTGGCGTTGGATCAGCCCCGCGATGTTCGGAAGCTGTTGTCCTTAGAATTAACCGGCGGATTCATAGACGAAGCGCGTGAGTTGCCAAAGGCGGTGGTTGACGGTTTGACATCGCGTGTCGGTCGTTACCCGACTAGGGCGAATGGCGGCTGCACTTGGCGCGGCGTGTGGATGAGTACCAACCCAATGGATAGCGACCACTGGTGGCATCAGTTGGCTGAGAAAAATCCTATTCGCGGAAAGTATCCTTGGAAGTTTTACAAGCAGCCCGGCGGCGTTATTGAGGGAACCAAAGAACACGAGGACGCTATATTCTCGGCTGATAAATATTGGATCAACAACCCACAAGCTGAGAACGTAAACAACTTGCCGCCCGGATATTACGAGCAGCAGTTAGCGGGCAAGACCATTGACTGGATACAATGCTATGCCGGGGCTAAGTATGTTTATGTGCAAGATGGCAAGCCGGTCTGGCACGAGTTTGTTGATAGTATGATGTCGGCTGACGTGCATATCGAGGAAGGTTGGCCGGTGCATATCGGGCTTGACTTTGGTTTGACGCCTGCGGCTGTCTTTGGGCAGAAGATGCAGAATGGCCGGTGGCACGTTGTGCATGAGCTTGTTGCCTTTGATATGGGGCTGGAGCGTTTTTGCCATCACTTGCTGGCTGACATACAGCAGCACTTTCCGAAATCGGACGTGCTGATCTGGGGTGACCCGGCGGGCGTCAAGCGTGACGAGATATTCGAGGTGACGGCGTTTGAGCATCTGCGAACTATGGGGCTACACGCTAGGCCGACCAGCACTAACGATTTTATGGTGCGGCGCGAGGCTGGTGCTATGCCGATGAATAGGTTGATTGACGGCAAGCCCGGCCTGCTTGTTAATCGCTCTTGTGTTAAGACGCGCAAGTCTTTGGCTGGCGGTTATCATTTTAAACGTATGGCTGTCGGTGCGGGTCAGGAGCGGTTCCGCGATGTGGCGAATAAAAACCAGCACTCGCACGTTGGTGACGCATTTGGCTATTTGATGCTTGGGGCTGGCGAGGTGCGGAACATTACGCGCAACAGCCAGTTCAGCAATCAGTTTAAACAAGCCACTGCTAATATGGATTTTAGTATTTTCTAATGTGGCAAAAAGAAATAACCAACAATCGCCAGATCCAGATTGTGCCGTTTCACTGGGCGCACCCCTACGCGGCCAACCTGCGCAAGTTCGATAGAGAGGCATTTGACTATATACCTAATTATCGCGAGATGTTGCAGGCGCTACACGCCGAGGGCGACAGTTGCACGGCTATGTGGCGTGGCCGGATTGTCGCTTGCCTTGGGTCTAGCACTATGTGGCCGGGCGTGGTAGAGGCGTGGCTTATAACATCTGTAGAGATTGCTGATATTTCTGTGACAACAACTAGGGCTGCTATTAGATATTTCGATAAACTTGCTATAAGAAATGAATTGAAAAGAATACAGATCACCGTGAATATGGAAAACGAGCTTGCGATGCGCTGGGCTAAAATGTTAAAGTTCACCCCAGAGGGCGTTTTGCGCAGGTATGGGCCTAGCGGCGCTGATCACATGATGTTCGCAAGGATTTACGAATGAGCAATCTTTTTAAAACCCCAAAGATGCCGAAGCCGGAAGAGGTAGCCCCAGAGGTGACTGCTGCGCAGAAGCGTCAAGAAGAGCGCCTCGAAGCTCAAGATGAAAGCCAAGCCCGGCAAATAGCTGCCCGGCGTAGGGCTAGACAGTATGGCGGTGGCCGTATGTTAATGGCAAGTATTCGCGGCGGCACAGCCGATGATGAAACAACTTTAGGCAAGGTCACATGACAAATGTAATTAAAAAGGTTACTGGCGGTGGAAAGAAAAAAACTTCTGATCAGCAGACTGTTGATCTTGCCGCTACGGCTGCTGGAACCAGCGTTGAGGAAACGGCTGAAAAATTGTCATCACAAAAAGCCGAGCGAGCAGAGGCTGCGCGTAGGCGTGGCCGCAGAGTTGGTCGCCGTGGGTTAATGATGGCCGGTCGTCTAGGCGGCGGTGGTCAGCAAGAAGAAACCAAAACAACATTAGGAGCGTAGTTATGCCGAAGAAAAAAGGTAAGGGTTACGGTAAGTAATGGAAAAGAAAAAAGAGGTTTGGGATAAGACGCGCCCAAAGGGTTTGGGCAAGCCAAAGGGTTTGACCCCAGCGCAAAAGCGCAAAGCACAGCGAGCCGCATCTAAGGCTGGCCGTCCATATCCTAACCTTGTCGATAACATGAGGGCAGCGCGTGACTAAAAAAGCGCATCAGGCTCCGGGCGGTGGATTGAACGAAGCCGGTCGCAGGCATCACGAAGCCAAAGACGGTGGCAACCTAAAACGCCCAGTCAAAACTGGCACCGGCCCGCGCCGTATTTCTTTTGCTGGCCGGTTCGGTGGTATGGCTGGCCCTGAGACAAAACCAGATGGATCGCCAACCAGATTAAAAAAGGCGTTGAGTGCGTGGGGCTTTGGGTCAAAGCAAGCTGCGAGAAATTTTGCGAAGAGGCACAAGAAAAATGCGTAGTGTTGAGGAAATCCTAAAGCGTCACGATATTGCGCAGCGCCGCAAAGACAATTGGCGGCAGATTTACGAAGATTGTTATGAGTTTGGCTTGCCGCAGCGCAATCTTTACGATGGTTATTACGAGGGCGGTGGCTCTCCGGGGCAGAACAAAATGGCTCGCGTGTTCGATAGCACGGCCATCAATGCGACACAGCGATTTGCCAACCGCATCCAGTCAGGGCTATTCCCGCCTTATGCGCCGTGGTGCCGGTTAGAGCCGGGGCCAGAAATCCCAGAAGAGCGGCGCATTGAAGCGCAAATGGCGCTGGATATGTACAGCGATACAATGTTTAGTGTGCTGCGCCAATCTAACTTTGATTTGGCTATGGGCGAGTTTTTGCTAGATCTGGCAGTTGGCACGGCTTGTATGCTAGTCCAGCCCGGCGATGAACTAAACCCAATCCGCTTTACTGCCGTGCCGCAATATCTGGTTGCTATTGAAGAGGGCGCGCACGGCAAGGTCGATAATGTTTACCGGCGTATGCGTATGAAAGGCGAGGCCATCAGCCAGCATTGGCAGGATGCCGAAATCCCAGAGCGTATGCAGCGCATGATTAACGAGAAGCCAACCGAAGAAATCGAGCTTATTGAGGCGACACTGTATGAACCTGAGATGGGTGAGTTTTGCTATCACGTCATTTGGCCGGAAGGCAAAGCCGAGCTATTGAAGCGTTACATGAAATCCAGCCCTTGGATCGTGGCGCGTTACATGAAAGTAGCCGGTGAGGTCTACGGTCGCGGGCCGTTGGTTACTGCAATCCCAGACATCAAGACGCTGAACAAGACGCTAGAGTTGCTGCTTAAAAATGCCAGCTTGTCGATTGCCGGTGTTTACACCGCTGCAGATGACGGCGTTTTAAACCCGCAGGCAATCCGCATTGCGCCGGGTGCTATTATCCCGGTGGCGCGTAACGGTGGCCCGCAGGGTGAGAGCCTGCGTCAGATGCCACGATCCGGCGACTTTAATGTGTCGCAGATTGTCATCAATGACCTGCGTATGAACGTCAAAAAGATCTTGCTCGATGACACATTGCCGCCTGACAACATGAGCGCAAGGTCTGCGACAGAGATTGCAGAACGCATGAAAGAACTGGCGCAGAACCTTGGCTCCGCTTTCGGTCGTTTGATTACTGAGACTATGGTGCCAATGATTGCGCGGATCTTATATGTAATGGATGAGCGCGGCTTAATTGAGATGCCACTGCGCGTCAATGGCCTTGAGGTCAAGGTCACGCCAGTCAGCCCAATTGCACAAGCGCAAAATATGGGTGATATTGAGAAGATTATGCAGTGGGTGCAAATGTCGTCAGCCCTTGGCCCAGAAGGCCAAATGGCTGTCAAGACAGGCAGCATTGCAGATTATGTTGCTGACAAGCTGGGCATCCCGGCTGAGTTGCGCACATCCCCAGAAGAACGCGAGATGATGATGCAGCAGGCAATGGAAGCCGCCCAAATGGCGGCGCAAGCAGAGAGCGGTGAAATGCCACAAGGTGAGGCACCGCCAGAAGGGGTATAAGAATGAACCCAGACGGTTGGGATGGTCTACGTTCTGTAGATCCAAAGATTGCAGAAAAACAGCAAGTAGACAAAGACGATATTGATCGTCTCTATTTGCGCGTGTTCGCCAGTGACGATGGGGCAAAGCTGCT